CTCTGATCTTTGCATACAAGGAACAAATAATTGAGATAAATACATTGGTCCAGTTACGTTAATATCATATGCTATTCTAAAATTTTCTGGTGTTTCATTAATAATGCCTTTAGGTGAAGCTCCTCCACCAGCATTATTAACAAGCAAGTCTAATTTTATATCTTTATATTTTTCAAAAAAAGTTTTAATTTGATTAAAGTTAGTTATATCTAATTGATAGACCTCAATATTTTCTGATATTAATTGAGAAACCTTAGATAAATTTCTTGAAACAGCTATTACTTTATAGCCATTATTGGATAAAAGTTTAACTGTTGCTAAACCTACGCCTTTACTAGCTCCAGTAACTATGGCTGTTTTCATATATGTCACATAGAGCCTTTATTTAGTTCCATGTCATTATGTATCCAGTGACCTGGAACCATATATTTAAATCCTGTTTTTACGATGTGTGCAGTATGATAATAGGGTGCAGAAGATGGAAATATAATTATACTACCAGCTTTTGGCTTAATACCAAATGCAATCTGATTGTCAGCTACTGCTACATCATAGTCAAGGTTTGTTGATGAAGCTAGGTTAACATCTTCATAGGAAGACATAGTAAAAGAAATTTCTCCTCCTTCAAAGTCATCATTAAGATACATAACAAGAGAATATCTTAAAGTTTTATCTCCATCTAGTTGATCATAATGTGATCCCATTCCAATTCCCGCTTGATATTTTTTAATATTAAAGGTAGGGAAAATCCTTGGTTCGTCGTTATCGCCCATTGCTTTGGCATAATCCTTACATACATCATAAAAAGATTCTATTATGGTATTAAAAATATAATTCATTTTAGACTTATACGGCTCTTCCATTGCATCTATTTGTTGCTTGTTAAATGATTTAGTTTGTCCATAAATATGGCTATCATCATTTGATGATTTCCAATTTTCCCATGGTTCGTTGTTATTTAACTTATCTAAATCGTCAATAGCTTTCATTAGCTGTTTAAAATTTTTTACACCATCTGGATAATAGTATACTTTTTCTTCTAAAATTTTTTTATTCATTATTTTCCTTTTTTTTAATACTTATTGTTATCATAAAAATTTTTTACTTTTATAAAGCCTACTAGAACATATCTAATTGGGCCTGGACCAACATGTTTTACGCCGTGATTGTATTCCTTTGTGCCTGGAAATAAAAGAAGAGATCTTGGCTTTGGTTTTAATTCTATATCAAAATTAGGGAAAAAGATTTCTCCGTTAGAATATTCTTCATTTAAATAAAGAATTGCTGCATGTCTAATTGATGGATCTGTATCTTGGTCGGTATGGGCTTTTAATTCAACGCCTTCTTGCATTCTTTGAATAGTTGCAAACCCACTAAGCATTAACGAATTATCTTCTTTTTCTACAAGGCTTGATAACCTTTTATAAATTTTCGAATAAACCTCAAAGTTAGTAATATTAAAATTTTTATCTTCCCAGTTTTGAGTTATTTCAAACTTGCCCTCTGCTACTAAATTTTCAACATCATCTCTTCCAAACTTTTCCATACAAAAATTTTTTAAATTTCCTAAATATTCTATACGCCACTCACTGTCATCCAGGCTGTCTATGATATTAAAAATATCTTTCAATTCTTCTTCGGTAATAAAATTTTCTATCAATAAAATATTATCATCTATTTTTTTTATTTCAAAATTATTTTTAACTAGTTCTTTTTCTAAAAAAGCATTCATATTATTTTAATTCCTCTATTCTATACTTATTTCCATTTTTGTCTAACTTATATCCTTCTTTAAGTAAATCTTGCCATTCTTCTTTTTCAATTTTTTGAGCAGATCTAATCTCATCCATTTCTTTTTTCCAGGCAGCTCTTAGTTCTTCTGGATAATCTGACTCTTCTCTATCGTCCCAAAACGATCCTATAGTGTATCTAGTTCCTTTGGTAATAAGGCTTACTTCGTGCATGTTATTATGACTACCATTAAATGCTGCAAGCATTCCAACTTTTGGAGATAATTCTACATTCCTACCTGGAAAATTTAACAGGCCACCTTCAAAATCATTATTTAAATATAAAAATGCTGCATATCTGCTTCTTTCAAATGCTCCAAAGTTTCCACGCTCATCTGTATTGTCTGAATGAATACGGGCATATGCTCCTGGTTCCCACTTTTGTGTATGATATCCTATTTGATGAATTTTTTCTTCTGGAGTGTCATGAACAGATGCTACAGCTTTTATTATTCCTTTTTTAATATCTGAAAATATGGTTGGTGATAAGCCAACTTCTTTTAACTCTTCGTCGTTGTCTTGTGGCAATATTGAAGAGTATGACTCATAAAAAGATATTGGTGCCCAAGAAATCTTTGCATTTTTAACTTGTTTTTTTAATGTTAAAATAATTTTAGCAGAGTCTTCGGCAGTTAAAAAATTTTCATAAACAACTAAATCTTCATTAATTCTGTTTTTGTTATTTAAATTCATGGTTGTCTTTCTCCTGTGTGTTTTACTATCTCCCAAAAAAATGGGCATGTAAATCTTAGGCCACTCTTAATTTCAGTTACTCCATGAATATAGTTTTTATCACCTGGGAAAAAATAAGCAGCACCTTTTTTAGGTTTAAATTGAACTCCCTGTAATGGAAAATATAATTCTCCACCTTCATAGTCGTCGTTTAAATAGAATAAACTAGATAAATCATAATTTGGAAAATCGTTTGGTAATCCAGCATCTGGACCCTCATGAAGCTCTTTATCTGCATGTGGTTTTTGAAATTGTCCAGGAAGCCATTTAACAATAGTTGTCCCAGTCGGCACAACTTCTACTTTATAAAACTTTTCAACAATTGGCTGGAGTCTTTTAAAAAGACCTGCAATTACGGGCGCTATGCTTAAATCATTTTTATTTAAGGTTGGTTGAGTTGCAACCCTATCTTTCCAATAATCAGAATCATAAACAAGAGTTCCATTTTCATTTACATGACTTTCCGTTACATCCCAAATAGTTAAAGATTTTGCTGATTTTTCTAAAAAATCAATTTCTTCTTGGGTCATAAAGTTTTCTAATTCTACAATCATGTCTTTACTATCTCCAAACCATCCAGAGGGGGTTATTGATGGAGATCTTTTTACTACTGTATACCCATCCTTGTTTTGTTCCATAACTAAATTATACCATTTCTTTGATTTTCTGTTTTATCTGTTACTGATAGACGACGAACTTTTGTTTCATGATTTCCTAGCGAGTCACCTTTTTCATTAACAGCATCTCTATACCAGTCTGTCCATTGACCACTTTTATTGATTTTTTGTGCAGCTTCACCGTAAGACTGATGAGCAAGCTGTCTACTTTTATCTGGATCTGAGTAATCAAGTATTTGTATTGAGGTATTATCCATTGCCGTTAAAGAAATTGGAATTATTGTTGCAATTGGAGTTCCAGCCTTAACTATGATATTTTTATTTGCAACTCTTGCTTTAATTGCTAAGGGGAAGCCAGAGTCTAGCCAAGACGTGCTTATTAAAGAAGACATTGTTTCAAAATCATCATTAAAATAATTAACTGGATTAATTGTAAATAAACTAATATTTTGATCAGTTTTAAAGGTTAGCCCTGTGTTAAAACTTAATGTTGACTGGCCTCTTCCAGAATATGTAAAGTCCTCGCCATTTAATATTTTAATATTGTCTGAGCTTGTATCGTTTACTCCATTCCAAATAAATTCAAAATCTTTATCACAAAAAAGATTCCACCCAACCATGTTTGCTTGTGTTACAGGAAAACATCTATAGGCATGTTTTTCTGGAGTTGCATCCATCCAATCCCTTTTAATAGACATTGGGGCAAGACTAATCACAGAGTTTTGATATTTTTCAGCTGATATATTTAGCATTAGTCTTCGTCTGGACGATACATTTCTGGGGTATGAAATTTTTTATTGTAATCTAACATAGTAACAATAGAGTATTTTGTTCCAGAATGAACGGGCATAGCTCTGTGTGGATACATAAAGTTAGAAGGAAAAATAAACAAATCTCCAGCTTCTGGCTTAATATTTAAATTTTGTAGTCTAAAATATAATTCTCCACCTTCATAATCATCGTTTACGTAAGCAACTAGCGAGACTGTGCAATTGTAAGAAAACCCATGGTCGTGGTGCTCTTGGAAGTGTTGTCCTGGACCATATTTAATAAAATTAGATGCTTCCCAATACTTTAAATCCATAATATTGTATTGTGCTCTATAGTCTTCAACTGCTTGAAATTGTGCATCATAAACATCTTGCCAAAGTTTTTGAAGAGCTATAGAGTCAGGACCTGGATCATGTTCAATGTCAGTTTTTTTAAATTTAAAATCAACACAATCTCTGTAAAAAGGCATTAACTCTTTATATCCTACGTATGCTGGATTCCAATGATATCTTTTTCCATCTTTTGATAATTCCCCATATGGTGCAACCTCTCCTAAAATATTTTCTAATTTATTAATAACGTCAAATTCTTTTTTTATAACATTTTTATATACAATAATTCCGTTTCCTAGATTTTGCTTTTCTGTCCAAGTTTGCATTTTATTCCCCCCCATTTATATTGTTTTTGATACCAAACCTTATTTTTATATATATCGTTGTTTGGTTAACGATAAAATTTTATACTATCCATTATGTTTGTGACCTAATTCATTGATATCTGTCATTACTACAACACAATATTTTGTTCCTGATTTTATTGGCAGTGATGCATGTTCATAAATATAGTTTGATGGGCAAATAACTATATCTCCTATTTTTGGCTTGTAGACTAAATTGTCTAGCCTTGGAAATTTTAATTCCCCACCTTCGTAGTCATCATTTATATATACTACAGCGGATACCGTGCAATTATACGCTGGGCCATGGTCTGCATGAATATTAAAGTGAGACCCTTCTCCTTCATATTTAACAAAATTAAATGCTTCATAATATATTACATTTATTCCCCAATAAGCAGCATAATCATCTATGCAATATTTTAATTTTTCATATATTTCTTGATGAAGATCTATAAGCTCTGCATTGTCCTTATCTCTTAAACCTAAATTTTCTTGTTTATATCTAAAGTCAACACAATCTCTTGCTTTTTTAATTGGCTTTGTAGAATTTGTTACTTGAGCTTCCGACCAGTTATACTTTTTGTCTTGGCTTAAATTTGACTCAAGGGTGTTTATATATCTTTTAGAGTCTTCAGACGAAAATACATTTTTATAAACATTAACGCCTAATGCTAAATT